CCTCTATAAGTGGTGGCAAAGGATACTATATTATACTGTGTGGTGATTCCTAAAGGTATGGTAGCAGTGCTACTTACAATATTAACAATACCACCCAATCCAGTTGAACCTACACCAGCAACACTATCAGAAATATTAAATGCAACATTAGAAACATCATAATTATTAAACTTAAATTTCTTAGGGAAGAATAGCAATCTTCCATCATCACCAGCGATGTCCATGTCATAGGAACCTAAGTCTCCACCAAACTCACCAAGGTCAGTATTAGTTTCAACTCTACCATATTGATTTAAGAAGATATTACCAACATCATCATGAAGAGCAGAGACCAATAGAATTTGTCTCTCCTTAGTAAATCTTTTATCTCTAATAAAAGTAATATACTTTCTATATCTTACACTTGCTAGCGTAAAACTATCAACAGATTGAAAAGCATCTGTTCTAGCATTATTATTAAAATCTCCACTAATATCATCAACTGTTAATACTCTATTACCAATAGACTCACTATAATCTTGAAGTATTCTAGTATCAAAAACTATTTCATCAGAAATAACACTATTGTCTATTCTTAAAGTTTTCTCTCTTACTAAATCAAAATCAAATACTGTATTCAGATCCATTGTTGAAACTAAGTCTGTAATAACTTCAAATTTAGTTTCATCTTGAACTGTGCTTATTCCAGCATCAGATTCACATCTAATAACTAAATCACTAAATTTTTTAAATCCAGCAGTATGGTTCAAAGAACAAACTGCCTCCCTCCACTTAGTAAACTGAACTTCAGATTGAAGTGAATATGAAAAATATTGATAATAGTCACTGTCAAATATTCTTTGTAAATTATCATTCAAGAATCCAAAATTATCTTTCCATCCTTCATTCACTATAGAGGATGCATCTACATCATATAGAGAATTATAAGATACTACATCAATAACAGTGGCTTTTGTTTCTGATGATTCACCTATTAGAGATTCTCCTTTCTTAAATACCTGAGGAGAAGATACTTTAAGAATTCCAGTTTGTTTGTTTGTTGATTGTAAAATTCCTTTTTTATCTCCACTAATCAATGTCTCCCCTATCTCAAACTTATTACTCTGTAACTTAATATCAAATATAGGAAAATGACTTTCTGGAATAATCTTACCAGAAGAAAGTGCTGATATGAAAGTTCCTGGAATTGATCCAGTGGGAATAATATTACTTAAACCATATCTTACAGTTCCAAGAACTCCACCTATATTAGGATGTGTTGCTTTAATTTCAAATAAAGTATATTCAAAATTCTCACTATTATATCCCTTTCCAGTGCTTCCTACTCCAACACTTACACCCTCTATCATAACTCTCTTACCCACCTCAAATGGATAATCTGCAGCATCACTGAAACTAGCACCAATGGTTACTGTTACATCTTGTGTTGCTTCATTATAATCAAGATTATTAATTGTAATTCCATTTGAATTACTAGTAGGAATAATAGTGGGTGTTACATCATTTAAATTTTTACTATTCTGCAAAATAGTAACTTCAGTATCGCCCAACTCATAATCTAAAGCTATATCAGGAACTCTTTTTTTAGTCAATCCATCTAAGACTACTAATCCAGGTGAATTTAAATAATTCCTACCTACAGAAGTAATTCCTACTTTAACTATGGATGCAAGAGCATCTACTTCTATTAACTGAGGAAGTTGTGATTGTGGTCGTAAAGTTTTATCTGCAGAATAATCAAAACCAATATTTTCAATATTTACATCTGATATTCTACCTATGGTATTACTTTTTGGTTTTAAAATTGCACCATTACCAAAACTAGATACAATAGTGCTAATACCAGGCAAACTCTTATATCCAGATCCTTTGGATGTGATTAGCACTGATTCAATGGGTCCATATGCATTATTAGCATCTGTAGAATAAGTTAACACACCATCAGACTCTACATAATTTAATTTTTCTGGAGAAACTTGTAAAGAGAAAGTAAAGGTGGTAGTTCCAACTCCAACTAATGTTTGGTGTCCACTTAAAGGATTGGCAGTTAAAGATAAACTATTACAACCAAAAATATTATCTTTATCTCTTATGATTTCTTTTTTAACATTAGTATTAAGAGTATCGTTTATAGGAGTTAAATTATAATATAAATCTTTCTTAATTTCTCCTGTATTTTTAATAATCAAAGAAGCATCAGCATCTATACCAATATTTCCAGTTTTAGTAACATTAAAATCATCAGTATCTCCTGATGTAAAGAATAAACTATTTAAGTTATTATCAAGATATAAATCAAAAGAAAAAGCACTGTAAGAAACTTCATTATTGATAAATGATAAAGAAGAATCAGATAGATCAAATTTTATTCTCTGATCTCTTTCTACCCTAACATTGGGATTGATAGGAGATATAGTGCCAGCAGAAGCACTTGTAATATTAATTACATTTGGTTTTGATTTTATAGATTGATAATACTGATTACATAATTTTATAGAATCTGAATCCAAAACATAAACATAATAAATTCCATTATCAAATAATCCACCAGATGCTGTAGATGCTGTATATATTACTTTTTGTCCATTTTTATATCTATGTCTAGGAATAGATATGCTATTGGTAGATGTATTAACATCTCCTGCAGCGAATGTTCTAGGATCAATAACTAGTCTTCTATTATAATCATTATATGCAACTTTTACTGTAGTAGTAATTCCTGGTAGAACATTTAAGAATACACTATCATTAACCTCTAATCCATGAGTTGAAGCTGTAGATACTGTTGCTAGAGATCTTTCTACTTTACCACTTAAAACATTTTCATGGTTTGTTTTTAAACTATGGAATAAACCTGTTCCTATGCCAGTGAAAAACAGTGTGCTAACATTAGCATTAGTGCTATTGATTCCAACAAAAGATCCAGTAGAACCAAGTCCAACTCTAGCAGTTGATATACCAATTAAATCTTTAGATAATACAGATGCAAATACAGTTTGCTCATTAGTTAGAACAAACTCCATTGTGCCATCAGTGGAAACTCCTAAAGCAGTTCCTCCATTAGTTCTATAGGTTAGTGAATCTCCAGACTTTAATCCATGATTTTTAAAATAAATGGATTTGGTAGGAACAAAAATTTCGCTAATACCAGAACCTGGATTTGAGAAAAATAAAGTAGACCCAATCCCAACACCAGAAACATTTCCTAAAGATACAGATTCTTTAGGATCAAAATATAATTCTCTATTAATTCTATAATTAGAACTACTATTTTTATTTGGTGGAATAAAGAATAAAGATCTTGGATTCTGAGTTATGAGAGAGTTAGCAGTATGAGAAGATCCCACAGTGGAGTCATGCTGTCTTATAACTCTAATTCTTGATAATTTCTCATCAAGATTCAATACCTTTATTTTTTCAGTCCCTATTCCTAAAATATCATTTTCTTTGATGTAAGTAGAATTTACATTACCAGAAATATTAAAGAAAGTAACTATACCTGTGGTAGAAATTCCAGCAACTTCTTCAAATAATTTAAATGTTTCAGTTCTTATACCTATGCTTTGTATATTACTATTACGTAATCCATCTGTGCTTAATCCACTAACAGTAACAAATTCTTGTTGATGTAAGTTGTGAGGAGTTGTAGTAAATCCAACATAAGTATGAGTATTTTCATAAGGAATAAATTCAACATTAGAGAAAGTTGTGCGAGCAACACTAATTTGATTTATCTTTTTACCACCAACTAGTTTTACTCTAGCTTTAGCTTTAAATCCACTAGTTCCTTCATTATTAAATTCAATACATTCAGTTGTTCTATATCCACTTCCTCCAGTAGCGATACCTACATCATCTATTGACCCAGAACTTACATCAGTAATAAATGTTTTTTGTTGATTAATATCATTAGGATTAACTAAGAAATCATAACTAGAATTATCAAATAAGAAATTATAAGGACGTGTATTTCTAACTAATTCTGTTCTATTTAAATCTATATCATCCTGATTTGATGTTAGAGAGAAATTATATTCTATAGGTTGATGTTTATATGAATTACCTATAAAGTAAGGGAATTTGGGTCTTCTAAAATTTTTAAATGACCCTTCAGAATCTTTAACATCAGGATTAATTGTAGCAAAGTATGCATATACTCCCTCTGGGTATTCTGGAGTTTTGCAGAATCTACCATTATGTTCATCTAAATCTCTACCAGTTTGGAATTGATGATCTTCTACAAAAAATCCATTTGGATATATTTGCTGATCATTTTCTGTAAGAGGGTTAGGTCTATGAGATGTTATAGCTACAGTATAACCAGATTCAAGTATTTTTATAGGACCTCCAGAATTATCATTAAATCCATATGGACCATAGATAGGAGCTCCATCATATGCCCATCCAAGTATTGGAGAATGATTTTCAGAATCCTTCTCAATATCATTTTCTAATGATAAATCTGGAATGAAGACTTCTTTATCTCCAACTGGTTTTCTAACAAAAGTAGATTGTCTTAATTTTCTAGGTGAATATAGATGCGTATATTCTAATTGATAATTAGAATTTAATCCTTTACTTACAACTCCATCATCAGTTGTAATTTGATCATTTTGAAGTAATCTTTCAAATGTATTGATAGTCCAAGTTCTTGGATTAGAATAGAATTTAGCTTGATCTCCATTATTAGTTATTTTTATTTTTGCTGATGAAGAGGTGTATCCAATTCCACTATGAATGACTTTGACAGAATCTATAGAACCACCTTTTAATACTGGATCAATAACACATCCTACACCCTCTCCAACAATTTCTAATTTGGGAGCAGAGTTATATTCAGAACCAGAACTTAGAACTAATACTTCTTTTATTTTTCCTTCAACTGATACTATGGGAAGTAATTGAGCATTCTTTCCAGTTTTTAAATTAAACTCTGGTTGCCTATTATAATTGATAATATCTGAAGATCCATATCCTACTCCACCATCAACCACATAAACTGACTTGATAGATCCCTTACCTGAAGCTATTAAAGAAGCATCAAAGTTTTGTCCACTAAAAGTAGAAACTCCAATATGTCCAGATACTGTTACTGTGATAGGAGGATAGTTAAATTCATGGAAACCACTACCACCATTCTTTAAGTCAATATATTCTTTATTATTCAAATAAAAATTAGACGCTGTAGAACCTACACCAACAGCAGATAATCTGAAAGAATCCCCATTTATTTCTGTAACATAATAATCAGTTAAAGTTGTTAGTCCAGTTATAGGTGTTCCTTTAGTATCATATCTAACTTTTTCGCCAGTCTTATATCCATGACCTTTAATATTAATTAAGTTGGAAGCAGTATTAATTCCAGCAGCAGTTATTGAAGTTAATCTATTTTTATATCCAGAACCACTATTTCCAATACTTACAGAACTAATTATTCTTTTTTTAGATTGACATTTAAGTTCTTGAATACCAACACCAAAAGCAGTGAGATTGACAGATGAAACTCCTACTATGGCATCTGAAAAATTATTATGCAAAGATACAGTGGTAGAATCTTTAACACAACAAAAATAAACAGCATTGGTTGTTAAACCAGATATTGCAGTTTGTTTTTCTGTATTATATGAAATAAGTTCACCATCTCTAAATTTATGAAAAGTTGAGAACCCTATTGTATTATTAGTAAGATTTACTAAACCAGCACTTTCTGTTGAGTCAAATTCAACAGAATGATTTACTAAAACTAAATTAGGAGATGCTACACAACCAAAACCATTTCCACCACTTACTTTTAAAGTTGGATTTGTAATATAATCAAATCCACCATCTAAAACTTTAATTTCATCAATACTTCCTTCAACTTCACAAAAAGCAGAACATCCAGTTCCAACTGTGTCTGTAACACTTAATATTGGTGGATTTGATATGTCAAATCCAAAACCAGGACTAGTAACTGATATTTCATCTAAAGGACCATAATAAACAACATCGCTTGATTTATAATTGAGTATTTCTACACCATTTACCAAAATACCTGTTTTTCCACTTTGAGTAGATTTTGAGGATGTAGACTCAATTGGTGTTTGTACTTTTCTTATTAATTTTTGAGATTGTATTGATTTATTGGAAAATTCTGATATTTCAAACTTATTATTACTTACACTACCAGAAAAAGATATAAAATTAGAATTACTGATATTAGCACTACTTCTAGAAATTTTTATATTATTGATGTCTACTTTTTTAATAAAATACTCACTTTCAGTAATATCTAATTTATTATCTCCTTCACCTGCAACATAAGTTACTCTTTCTCCAGTGAGAAGACCATGATTGGGTATATTAATTGTATCGCTGTTATCAAAAGATCCAGAAAATAAAATATCTGTTTCTCTGATATCTAGAGCATCATTAAAATAATTTGGTATAGATGGGGATGTAATATAAGTGCAATCTTTATCATCTAAGTAAGTATTTTGAATATTAGCAGTAAAAATGCTAGTTGTAGGATAATTGCTTAAATTTGCCTTAGATATTAATTTTTTAATTGTATATTTTGTAAGGAGTGATAATTCACCAGCACCTTTAATCAATACTTCTTTTGAACTTACTAAAGAAATTATAGAGCACTCAATATCATTAATAAGAGCATTATCTCCAATAACAAAAGTATGAGTATCAAAAAGGGTAAGTTTATAGGTAAAGTTAGATGCGTCAATCAACTCAATAGATTCTACTTTGTAACTAGTAGAAATATTGGAAAATAAACTTTTAATTATTTTATTTTCAGTATTAGAACCCAAACCTTTAGGTTCTATAACATCTCCAATTTCACTGTACTTATTATCTTCAAAAGAAACATCTAAATTGGAAAGAACACCAGTTATCCTGACTGTAACCCTATCTGCAGTTCCTATGCCAGCAAATCCATAAGCGAATGTGTTTATTATGATATCTTGAGCAGAAGAAAGATTTTTATCTACACCAGAACAATCAAAAAATTGATTTAAAGATTTTGACTTGTAATTTATGATATTAGAAGTTCCATCTGCAAAATTAGCTACTAGACTACCAGTAGTTCCAAATCCAACAGTGGAATCTACAGTTAATACTGTAGAACCAATTGAAATAGATTCAACTACTTTGGTATTTGGATGAATTGAAAAATTACCAGTTACATTAGTAGAATTTGGTGTAAAATCAAGACTTATTCTATAATATACCTTTCCATCTCTTACAATCTTTTCAACATCACTAATAGCACCTGTAGCTTCAGAAAAACCATCTACATTATCTTGAAATAAATTTCTATTGACTAGTTTTTCTGGATCTCCTTCAATAGCCTCTACTACAATCTGTTTTGAAATTTTATAATTTGCTTCTGAGGGTATAAAAAGAAAATCACGTGGTTTTAGTACTTCTACATCCTCACCATACAAAGCTCTAAACAAAATTTCAAAAGATTGATCAGTTCCTTTGGAAGAATAGAAATCTTTTACTTGTTTTGTGAATAATCTTTGATTAACATTAGAAGATAATGTTCTTTCTTCAAATCCAGGATTTACTTGTCTTTTTACCTTAGTAAAAAATTCTTGTAAAAATATAATACTTAAATTATTAACAACTGTTCCACTAGAATGTGTAGAAATGCCAGAATTAGTAAAAATTAACTCATCTTGACTGCCAGGATTTCTATAAGATGTAATTCCACTAAATCCTCTTGAACAACCAGTAAAACTATTAGTGGTGATACCAGTATATGTAATAATTTCAGAATCTATCTCAAGCAATCCATAAGACTTAGGAAATCCTGTAGTAGAGTCTACAGATATGGTATTATCAGCGATTCCTACATTAGAAGATAAAGATGTAGAGTCTATTAGATCTGTTAGTTCATCAACTTTGACATATTTGTCAATATTCTGCAAAACATCCAAGGTAGAACCTTGACCTTCTAAAGAAGTATAATATTGTGCTAAAAAATCTCCAGCAAGTGGAAAATCATCCTTTATAAAATCAGGAAGTTGATTCTTGACAACTGAACTAATTTTTACTCTTGTATTTTCTGGCATTTTATATTAAACTATTAATATGAAGATGAAGAAGAGGATGCTGAAGTTTGTAGAGGAGTGAATACACTACTGGACCCTACTCTATATGTATCTGAGGAAGTCAAGGTAGTATTTGCAGATTCAGACTCAGTTAATCTGGCTAACTCTCCTTTAACATAACTTGAAGTTGCTGTGAATGTAGTTCCTGCAGTGCTCTCACCAGAATCAATACTATCAGGAACCATATCTACAGTAGTGTTACTAATATCTAATTGTAGGTACAAATCTTGCAATCCAATAACATCATTAGATTGAGGACATGCTGATACCTCAATAATTGGTATATCTTGAATCTTTTTAGATGTTCCTGTAATATTAATTGGTTTGATTAAAATTTCACCTTTTTCATAATCAATAGTTCCTACATTACTGCTTACTATAGTTGATGAGGCTTTTCCATCTAATTTAAATAAGAATAACTTACCAACTAAATTGTCAGTAGGAATATCACTCAAATAGACAGTATCTGCTATTCCAAATATATTAAATCCAGATGATCTAATATTATAACCACTCATTCTCTTTATATACAATTTATTACCAAAACATAACTCATATTCTGCTCTTTGATTCAATGCAGGTTTCATATCTCTCCTAATTTCAATTTTACTGATATTAGAAGTTATGGATTCATTACTATTGTCTACAATTGTTTGAAATCTGCTATATTTAAACCTTGCTCCATATTTATTCAGTTCTGAGGAATCAGAATACTTAGTAATGTTATTTGTTACCACACTTTTTACAGCATCTGCAGTTGCTGCTAAATTAGGATTATAATATGCATTAATATGTGCTTCAATATACAAATATTTCAAATCTTGGATTTCGCAAACAATTCCAGCAACAGAATATTTCTTTAATAAGGTTTTGAGGTTATTTTTAATAGAATCTGGAACAAAAGGTCCATAAAATGGTTTTATAGTGATAAAAACCTTTCCAAATTGAGGAGGAGTCAATTCTTCACCTCCAAAAACTGAAACTGACTCAGTTTCTGGGTAAATTTTAGGAATTAGTGCTTCATAATCACCTGCAGTGACTGCTCTATTGAATGTAGAGTAAATTTTAGGTGCAAAACGCTTAACAGAGTCTATAGATTCAATTTCTTTGCCTCCTACAGACTCACTTACTGAAGAAAGTAAGGAAATTCCTGTGCTTACAAGGTTATTATTGTTATCTACTATTCTTCCATTAAAATTAAAGGAAGAAATGCCATTTGCTGCTTCTCCACTGCTAGTAATATAGGAAACTTCAATATAATTTTGTGCTTTTAACTTTTCTCCAAAGACACCATCACCAAAAATGAGTTCATATCTCTGATCATCCACTTCTTGAATGAAATATACACATGAAGAAGAGGTAACTTCTATCAATGTATCAGAAAATACATATTTTTTAGCAGAAGTGCTAGATTCAGTCTGTCTTACAGTGACTTCTAGGGTAGAAGTGTCAATATTTGCATTATCTAGAGTATATCTTGATGGAGGAGCAGGTGTTTGAGAGGAAACAGTAAAGTTTGAGGTCAAAAATGTCCCTTCAAAGATAGTAACATTGTTAAAAGTAGCAATTCCATCAACTACAGGCACTGTTACATCGCTTGGAATGCAAAAAGAGTAACTTTCTGACCCAAAAACTGCTGAAGATGTAGCAACTATGCCTTTTTTAAGTGTAAGTGTAACAGGTTTAGTAGTAAATCCAGTTGTATCTACAAAAAATGATATTACTGCCTTTGCTGCAGTCCTTGATCTGGGTGTATAACCTATATTTCTTGCTAATGCAACTACATTTTCTCTTAAAGTGGCACTATCTATGAATACTTCATTGCTAACCATGTTAGCATTGTAGGAATTGATGTAAGTATTGTATGCTAATACATCAATTATGTTAGAAAGGTTAGATCCTTCAAAATCATAATCAGTAAATTCAGAATTTTCCCTCAAATAATCAGTAAGTGAGGTCTTTATCTGATCAAAATCTAAATTTGTAAAATTTACTAGTGCCATTTATCTTGTTGACTGTAGTGCAAAGTTTAATTGTTGAGGAAGAGCATCAATTCCTATGATATCATAAGAGATAGTAACATCAAATTCATGATTTTCAAAGTTAGGTTTCACTATAACATCCTTTAATGTCACTCTTGGTTCATATTTTTGGATACATTCTGCTATTTCATCCCTAATTGCAGAAGCAGAAAGGTCATCCATCACATCAAAAAGCAATTCACTTACTCTAGAACCCAAATCTTCATTAAAAAAACGTTCACCTGGCACTGTAAGCACCAAATTTCTAATAGAACGCCCAATGGCAGTCCTATTTTTAATGCTAATTAGGTCGTCGTTGATGGGATTTATCTCAAAAGACATGCTAATGTCCTTAAAACCCCTACTAACCCTTTCTACAGGCATAGAATTAAGTAATTATAAGTTTATTTATGAGGGTTTTTACGCAAAAAAAAGAGACCATTAGGTCTCTTTACTATCTTCCTTGTCCTCTATACCTTTTTTTAGGTTTATTGGCACTTGTAGCAGCATACTTAGTGTGTTTTCCCCTACCTTGAACAGTCTTCTTGGGTATGGTCTCTACAAATTCATTACCAGAGAGAGATTTTTTGATTGGCATTAGTCTTGATCCTCCAGATCTTTTATTACTTTTTCAGAGATCGCCATAAGGTTAGTGACGTGTTTAATGTTTTCAATGGAATGCATCAGATCAGCAATGTGCTTACTTACATATGCTTCTTCATTTCTTGCTGAGAAGGCAAGAGCATTTCTTAGTGATGCTAGTGCATCATCCAATGAGTCTTGTACTTGTTTTGATAGTGTCATTAGAGGTCCCCCTAGATAACTCTTGTTTTCTCATGACCCACTCTGATACGAGGGTCACACCAAATTTGTAGTCCTTGATCAATAGCATCTAAGCAGAATGAGACATCCTCCCCACACATGTCTTGTACTGCCCCAGACTCAAACACTTGCATCTTAGGAGCAAACCAAGGATAAGGAAGGTTCTCAAAGACACCCTTCTTAATAAGCACCCAACCAAAACCTGTATAGTCTACTGTGAAAGGCTTCTTCCTCTTACTCATAGTCTCTACAGT